ATATAATTTTCCATATTCTCATCAACCAAGAATCGAAGAGAAAATTCACCATACTGTAATTTATCACCAGGTACATCAATATCTTTTAGATAACTTGGTTGTAATGCTGTTCCAAGAGATATCTCAGGTATACGACTTGAGTTTGAAAAAAATGTTACCTTTGGTGTTTTTGATAAGGTAAATTTAAATCCAATTGGAGATAAAAAGTTACGATTCTCAATTTGATTGTTATATATTCTTGCCATTATTCTTCAACTACTGTGCTGTTTTTGAACCAATTAGGTGTATATGTATAAGATTGACCACCAATAGTTCTTGTTACAGTCGTTCCCTTTTGTGCATCAGCATCTGATTTATTCTCATAAATTTTTCTTTTACTATAATCATTTGTCCAATGATTATCACCAGCATAATATTCTGCTCCATCAGTTGGAACCGCAGAACCTAAAACACTTCCTTTTTTAATATGATATGGCATTAATCATTCTCCACTTTTTTTGATTTTTTGGTGCTAAAGAAACGTGCTCCACCTTTACTAACTGCAGATCCTGTTTTAATGGAAGCACTTGTGGATTTTTCTTTGGACATTTCAAATTTTCTTCTAGCTACATCGGATCGAGTTTCTATTGGTTCTTTAACCACAGAGTCAACGTTCTCGATAAACTCCTTGAAATTTTTCATCTTACTTTTTAATTATTTAGAAGAGTTTTTCTTGTTCTTTAATCGTTTTTTAACTAATTTTGCATACCTAACATCTTGTTTTGTATATAAGTTAGGATGTTTTTTTGCTATTTTAATTATTTTTTTAGCTGCTTTTTTATCATTCATATGAGTATTTATACACAAAAAAAGAGGGGTATTAAACCCCTTCTTTTTATGAAACTCTATCTTTAGATACTTGAACAAATCTTGCTCTTATATCAGGATCAGCAGATTTCATATAATTTATGAATGCGTCTGAAGAATAACCGATAGCATTATCATTGTTACCATTCAAGGTTGCTTTAAGAACTTTTTCACAATACTCATTGTATAGTGAAATTAATCTGGCAACATTAACTTCACAACCTTTATACTTTGCATTTCCTTCTGTTAATTTTGATTGAGTCATATCTGGAAGGAATCCATTAGTGTAATTGTTACGGTCATGATAAATGTACTGTATAAAACCCTCAAAAGAGTTACAAGAATTGAGTGTATCAACTGTATCAATTGCTTTCTTAAATGTTGATAGAAAAACTGTTGCTGCAAAAGTAGCATTTCCTCCTACTAAATTCTCACAGTTTTTTTCTGTAAAAATTTTAAGATACTTACTGCAAGAAGCTTCAGATATTCTCTGTGCTGATTTTAGGTAATTATGAGAGGTAGTTCCAAATTTTGCATTTGGATTTGTTCCCGCAACACCAATTGAAAATTGATCTAGGTAGTTATAGAGATTGATTGCATCAGTTTCTTTTGCGTAATAAGAAGACTTAAATTTATCTTCTTGATTTTGAGAAGTTCGATATGCAGCATCAAGAGTATGATCTAATGATTCAATACGAACCATTTCATTATAGTCTTCTGTCTTATGAATTGTTATTTCCATAGGAACGTATGATCTTGGATCATTACTTACAGCATATCTTTTCGTAACTCTATGATTACCTTTCGTAACTACCACAGTATATTGAGAAGATGCTCTTCCATACTGAAGATCTCTAATTTGCTCACGATTTAAACGTAAAAAACCTGATAGGATTCCTGCTGCTTTGTAAGAGAATCCCATCATTCTCTTTAAGTGCTTAATGATGTTACCAAAATGAATTCTATCACTACGATTATATTTTGAATCACTAAAACAAATACCCACAGGCACAAGACATACAAAACTGTCTCCTGGTTGTGGGTTGTGTTCTATTAGATATTCTTCTAAAGTTAATAGACCTTTAACTGGGTTATCTACTACTCCTAAAGTTGATAGGTAAGATTTCTGTGCAGATGTAAGTTTTGAGTCGCACTGCTCGACTAAATTAATTAATGTCATTTGTTCCTTGTTGTCTTGAGGAAAATATGAGGAGGTTTGCTCTCATATAAACATAATAACACAAGGCGTAAAAAAAAGCAACCCCGAAGGATTGCTTTAGAAAAATATGTAATGTGCAAATTACATAAGGTTGTTAACAGTAACTCTTCTGTAGTATCTGTTAGAGTTTTTGATGAGTTTTCCAAGACCTGCTTCTGTACCTTGAGCAAATGGGTTTGCAACGATACCATATCTGGTCTTAAAGCCAATTTTTGGCTGGAAGGAGTTCTCTCCCACAGCACGAACCATCTGTAGTGGTACGTATGGGCAATAGAACAGTCCTGCATCATAAGGTGATGAACCTTTGTATCCTACAACGTAGTATTGTGATGATGATACGTTTGATGAGAATGGGTCAATGTATACTCTGTACTTACCTTGAAGAACACCAGCAAATGTATTACCTGTGTCATCAACATTAAGGTTAGCATTAAGTGCTGGAGTGTAATCCAATACACCTGCCATTGTAAGTGCAGAAGCAACGTCAGCAGAACAAAGGATCATATTACCCTTTCCTCTACGAGTTTCCTGTGCGATTGCGTTGGCATCTCTTTCAATCTGGAAGATCAGTCCTTTGAACTTCTCAACTGACCATCTACCGTTTGAGTCGATATCAAGGTCAAATACACCACCTTGTGCAACGTTTGCTTGTGCACCAGACTTAGCAGTTTTGTAGATAGTTCTAATAACTTCTCTGTTGATTTCAGCAAGTATTTCTGTTGAAAGAATGTTTGCTAATTCTGCTTCTGCATTTAAACCATGAATTGCCTTAAGGTCTTGAGCAAGTTCTAAACTGTACTCTGCCTTTAGTGCTCTGGACTTCGCAGTAACGGTGATCTTCTCGATTGAGAAGGCCATTTCATTGAAAGCAGGTGAGCTGTCTGTACCGAGTGCTTCAGAATTCTCGGTATCCATACCCTGACCAACCTTGTATGCTAATTGTTTAGCATTACTTTCTGGGTTTAGTGCATCGGGGTTAGATGACTGTGTTCCACCTGTAGTACCGAAACCAACGGACACTCCGTCAGATCCTGATACATATCCACTACCAACATCTGTTGTAGCACCACTTGCACTAACAGCGGAGAATGCTGTGTCTGCTTCATCAAATAGTGCTTCTGTTCCGTCCATGGTGTTGAACTTCGATCTCATTGCGAAGATTAAACCAGTAGGACCAGTCATTGGTTGAACACCTGCTAGGTCATATGCGACCAAGTTAGGCATTGAACGACGGATTAAACTGATGAGAACAGGGTCGAAACCTGCGACTGGTGCGTCTGCGTTAGCAGAGAAACCTGCGTTTCCTGTACCTGCTAAAACACCTGAACCTGTGCTGTTTGTTGGTACAGCTTCTGAAAGAAACTCTCTTTCTTCTCTAATTGATATCTCTTGGTTCTCCAAAAGTTGTGCAGTAACCATTCTTTTGTGATTATCCTTGATTGGTTCTAGACCATCGTAATCAAGTAATGGTGCCCACTTCTCCTGAAGATGCTCTTGATTAATAGGAGCTCTCATTTGAAATTTACCTCTTTAAAAGTTTAGTTTGAATTTATGATATAAAAATCATTTTTTAGGAACTGATCTACCTAGAGTCTTAAGGTAAGATTCCATCAATCCAGTGACCGCTGGTTCTTGATGACCTGTTTCTGTACCTTCAGTTAATGTCTCAGTTTCGTTCCTTTGAACATTAGTTCCATTAGTTGGGAAGTATGATTCCCTTAATGTTACTAATTTCTCACGGTATGTGTCTTCACTATCAAACTCAACATTCTCTGCAAGTTTTGCCAACTTATCTTTCTGTGTTACAGCAAGACCTTCTGTGACATCTGCAAAGATTACATCAGAAGTAGATTCTGATAGTCTCTTTGTAAGAGCGATGTTTTTATTGATTTGCTCGTTGAGTTTTCCTTCCATTTCATCAAGTTTATCTACCATACTATCGAGTACATTGTATTTTTCTTCAGGAATAGTTACATAATGTTCTTCAAAAAGTGTCTTCATTCCAGTTAGGAATGATTCAGTCATTTCGGTTTTAAGTCCTGCTTCAACTGCAAGTTGATTTTCGGACATCCATTCATCGGCAACATACTCAAGGTATGCGTCGAGTCTTTCTGTTAATTCTGCTTTTACTGTAGCAACTTCTTCTACAATAGTTGCTTCGTATTGCTCTTGAAGTTCTGATTTAACTTCTGCGATTTTAGATCTAATAGCAGCTTCGAAGATTGTCTTTGCTTTTTCTTGGAACTCTTCAGATAATTCTTCACCTTTTAAGAGTGCCTCGATATCTTCGTCTACGTTGACTATGGTTTCGGTAACAACCTCTTCCTCTGTCTGCTCCTCTTCAGAAACAACTTCCTCTTCTGTGGTCTCTTCTTCTGATACCACTTCATCAGTTGTAGTCTCCTCTTCAGAAACGACATCTTCAGTAGTTTGCTCATCTTCAGCAACTACCTCACCTTCGACTTCTGCTTCTTCCTCTTTCATGCCTTTTGCTGTTTCAGCAGGTTTTGCACCCTTATTTACAATGTCTTTTACTTGCTTAAGGATTGC